GGGTCGGGGTCGTGGTCGGGGTCGGGGTCGGGGTCGCGGTCGGGGTCGGGGTCGGGGTCGTGGTCGGGGTCGTGGTCGGGGTCGTGGTCGCGGTCGGGGTCGTGGTCGTGGTCGCGGTCGGGGTCGGGGTCGGGGTCGCGGTCGGGGTCGGGGTCGGGGTCGCGGTCGCGGTCGCGGTCGTGGTCGGGGTCGGGGTCGGGGTAAAAGTAGAAAGGGATTAAAAATGGTAAAGAGTAAAACGGGCAAGACCGTCACTACCACTACCGCGGTGGCATTGCGTAAGAAATTCCCAGTCCGCAAGTGTGCTTACAAGCCGTGTGGCGAGACATTTACTCCTAGCCGGAAATCGCAGATATACCACAGTAACGAGTGTGGTGATAAGGCGCGGCAAGAGAGATATTGGGTGAAATGGCGGGCGGCAGTGAAGAAAGTTAAGGCCCAGACTAAGCGTGCGGGAAAAGTGGAGGTCAGCGATGAGTAAGTACACTCCGGGGCCGTGGCTGTGGGAGACAGTGGAAGGTGATCAATCAATGATTACAGAGTCGTCTTTGAAGGGGCCGGATGTTCTTTGCCGCTACTGGTACGACGATCCGCCAAGTGCTGATGCCCTCTTGATTGCTGCTGCACCTGAGATGGCCGAGATGTTGCTGTCTATGCATGTCCATGTGTCGCACGGTGGGCCGACTAGAGCCGAAGCTGAGGCATTACTCAGGAAGGCAGGGGTATTATGAGTGAGTATCGAGGGAGAATACCAGATCAAATGACCATGACATTGCGTGAGCAATACTATCACAATCGCGCTCGGACTAATTGCGTTAACCCTAATTGTATGGAGTTGGCGATAGCCGGGCAGCAATACTGTACCGAGTGTGAAATGGCCAGGGGCAGGGTGATGGATGAGTTGCAGGCCGAGAGAAATAGTCGGTCAGCGAGTATATCAGAGGGCGGATAATTCTACCCTTGCCAACAGCCTGAGCAAAGCATATATTATCGGTAGTCGCGGGCGGGTACATTCTCAATCTCTCTGCCTCCTCTCTGAAATGGGAGTGTATTTGTCCCGCGTTGCCGATAGTTGTAAGTGCAGGAAGGGAGTCCTGCTCAAGTCCAGTCCGCTATGCTTAATCTCAATCGACAATCTATATCCCGACCGCTCGGTATTGACCCTTACCTGAATATTGCCGTGCCTTCCCCTGCTGACTTCGGACTCCCTGAGCAGTATACGGAGTGGCGCAAATGGCAATACCACGTTATCGAGAGAGTGCTTGATTCACCTAAACGTTTCTTCGGATTATGTTTACCAACGGGCGCAGGTAAGTCTCTGGTTTCTATGGCGGCGGCTCAGATGTCGGGTAAGCGTACAGTAGTGTTGACATCTACACTGGGGCTGCAATCTCAGATCGCGACCGACTTCCATATTATCGCTAATGACATTCGCGGCATGTCCAATTATGGTTGTGTGGCAGCGCCTGGATTGGGACTATCACCTTCCACTACTGTCTCTGATGCCCCGTGTCAAATGGGTTATAAATGTAGTTTGAGATTCGGCGGCGGATGTCAATACTTTGACGACTATAGAGAGGCACAGAAAGCCCCGATCATTGTCACGAACTATATGTGTTGGATGTTCGACGGATTGAAGGAAACTAGCGGTCTGCATATATCGCGGCCACTCTATGAGATTGGTAAATTGGCGGGTGTGGGCGGGAGTGATCCGCGCATACCTGTAGACATGTTAGTGTGCGATGAATGTGATGCAATTGAGGCTGGAGAGCTTGGGCGGTTCATATCCATTGATATTAGTCGGCGAGAATGTCTCCATCTAGGGCTATCGTGGCCTGATAGCGGATTGACTATCGAGGATTGGCGGGAGTGGGCGGAGGATAATCAGGATAGCGTAGAGAGTAGACTGGCAAAGTTAGAGGGCAGATTAAAGGTAGGGGGCAACGACAAGAGCAAGGGTAATGGTAATGGTAACGGGAATGATAGTAACTCTCCTGATACTAGCAAGGGATGGTCGAGGGACTTGAAATCTCTCCGCGATATGAAGCGGAAACTGTCACGGCTGTCCGATATCAGAGCTAATGATGATTGGGTGATGCAGGAGAAGGAGACTGACAATGACGATAGCTATACATCATCCAGGACTGCGATTATCAATCTCAAGAGTGTACAGTTTTCGCCCCTATCCCCGGCTCGATACGCAGAGTCTACATTGTGGCGCGGGGTGGAGAAGGTAGTGTTAATGAGTGCTACTGTAAGGCCGAAAACTCTACAGCTATTGGGGATTCGAGATGACGATATGGAGTTTATTGAGTTCCCGTCTACCTTTGACGCCAAGCGACGGCCTGTAATTGTAGTCCCTGCCGGAATTCAAATGAACTACCGCAACGAGCAGAACGACCTCAAGATGCTATGGTGGTTGGGCAGGCTGGACGCAATACTCGGGGCTAGACTCGACCGCAAAGGAATTATTCATACCCATAGCTACGGTAGAGCCAAGTTTATATTCGATAACTCTGCTCACTCCCGATACATGCTCATACACAATAGTAGGGATCGGGATAGGGTGATTGATGAGTTCAAGAATTCTACCTCTCCGCTAATACTAGTCTCTCCCTCGGTAGATACTGGATATGACTTCCCGATGGAGCAGTGTGAGTATCAGATTATAGCTAAGTTGCCATTCCAATCCACTACTGACAAATTAGTGAAGGCGCGACAGGCTCGGGATAAAGACTACGGAATATTCATAACCTCGCAGAATATTATTCAGATGGCTGGCCGGGGGATGCGTTCGGAAATCGATCAATGCGAAACTATAATTCTCGATGACTCGTTCTCGGACTGGTTCTATAGGCGGGCCAAGGGGTATTTCCCAGAGTGGTTTATCAAGTCAATAGTAAGAGCGGATGGCATACCGGAGCCGTTGCCGAGGCTGGGGATAAATGTTGAAAAATAATCCTTGACAATAGTCTGGGCAGGGGATAGTTTGCATCATACGAGTTGTTCATATGAAGTGGAAAGGTTACAGGAATTGAAATCCATCAAGTCCATCAAATCCAAATCCAGAAAGTGCGAAGCCTGGGGGTGTAAAATTGAATTTATCCCCACCGGCCCTCGGCAGATATACCACGATGTCAAATGCCGTGACAAGGAAGCGCACAGACGGCAGCGGGTAGCGGCCAAATCTAGTCAGAAATAATCAGAGGGGGATGACGTGACATTTCAGGAAAGAGTTATAGAAGAGAAATCCGAGTTAGACACCAAACTGGAGAAGCTCAACACTTTCATTGGATCGGACATCTATTACAGTCTCGCTCACGCTGAACGGGTACGTCTGTCGAAGCAGGTCGAAGTGATGAAGGGATACTCCAACATTCTCGCCGAACGCATAGCAGCGTTTTGATCAATATGGTGTGCCTCAGAACGGCGAACGCCCTGTGCAAGTAGCCGAGGCTGTACCGGGTAGAACCCAAGGCCCGCCCCCATCCACGATAGTCTACAATCTGACAGTTACATGGAAACGAGGAATTACAAATGGCACTAGGCAAACAGCAACCAGCAGCAGCGCCCGAACCTTCCAAGCCCGCCCGGATCTCAATGAACCCCAATGTATTCACAGCAGGAGGGTTGATCGACGATATCGACATCGAAATCACCGACGCCGCCACCACCATGTTTGACTACGGTGGCAACTCGGTACCCACGCCCGCTCTGGCATTAGAGCTGACTGACGTGAATGGTACTCAACATGTCCAGTATTATTCAGTCGGCAAGCCCGAGGACTGGACGCCGGAGGATAGCGGTGAGGGATTTGTGGCAGTTAGCGGTAAGACTAGCATTAACAACTCAACCAACCTCGGCAAATTCCTTACCTCCATGGTCAATGCCGGATTCCCAGCAGACCGTCTTGACGATGGCAATCTCAAGGTCGTGATCGGGACCAAAGCTCACGTACTCCAAGAGGTACAGGAGCAGCGTAAGGGTTTGATCAGGACCGGCAAGAATGCTGACCGCCCACAGACACTATTATTGGTAAGCAAAATCATTAGCCTACCGGGCGAGAGCGTAACTGCTAAGACATCCACAGCGCCTACGTCGAAGGCGGCAGTAGGGGGCAAGACTAATGGCGGGGCTAAAACTCCTCCACCTGCACAACAGCCTGCCACGACATCCGCTCAGGCTCCTGCTGAGGCCGCGACTGGCGACTTGGATGAGCAAATTACTACTGTCGTTATTGAAGCCCTCACTGGTGGCGACGGTACACCATTAGCCAAGAAGGATTTGACCAAACTAGTGTTCCAGGCGTTCAGCAATGGCGGTCACACGCCTGCTCAGCGTAATCAGGCTATAGTGAGGTCAGGTAGACAGGACTTCCTCACGTCACTCGCAGCCCAAGGCATAGCTTATAACGGGGCCGAACTCTCGTTAGCGGAGTAGCTTTGCAGGGGCTAGGGAGAGTCAATTACCTAGCCCCATTTGAGTACCTCTCTCGATTCTACTCCACAGGAGATATAGAATGAACGGGGTCATGGCTATGAGCGAGGAGGAGATATTTTTAGAGTTCTGGAATCATGTCCAGATGACAGACTCTTGCTGGATGTGGATAGGGGCTCTTACCCCTTTAGGTTATGGGACATTCAGGGGTGGCAAGAATAAAATCTTTGCTCACCGCTTCTCTTACGAGTTGATGTTTGGGCCGATACCGGAGGGACTGGTAATAGACCATCTGTGCCGCGTTCACGGCTGTGTCAACCCCGAGCATTTGGAGCCTGTAACTATATGCATAAATAATGCAAGAGGAGAAAGTCCACTGGCAGTTAATGGGCGGAAAATGGAATGCCCCCGTGGGCATCAAAATTACGATGTGAATATTGACGGACAGCGGTTCTGTTTAACTTGCCGTAGGGAGTTAGACAGAAGAAGGTATCCGGCTCGTAAAGCTGCGGCAGCGGCAGTAGAGTGTGAAATAATTCCTTGTGCGTGTGGTTGTGGACAGCTTCGTCCGAAGCGAAAGAGGGGCGGCGGATTTGCCCTTTACATCGTAGGGCACCACGGTAAGCGGAAGAGTGGAGATGATGGCGCTCAGCTTTCACTCGCTGAATAACTGTAGTCGGCAACAGTGTATGTGTAGCTATATTGGCGGGCAATAGGCTGATGAATAAGTCTTGAGCCCGCCATTACTGTTTGAAACATGGATTGAAACCCAATTATGGCTGTGTGGCAGCGCCGGGATTGGGGGTCGCGCCCCACACGGGCGCGTGGATTGAAACATCAACTGGATGGCAAGGATAAACACGGAGGCTAAATGAGCGACGAAAAGCACATCTCGGAGGTAGCCGAGAGCGCGGCCAAGGTGACTTGCGGATTTTGCCGTGGAAGTGGTAAAGCAATTGCGGTGGATTCCATAAACGCATCCACTGGCGAGACTGTTAATCCCCGAGAGGCTCTATGTATGTGCTGCAATGGTACGGGGATAGCCGAGACTATTGAGATCGCAGCCGAACCGAAGCACAATGGATTTCCGGCCCACATAACAAAAGATGGTGTTGGAGTATGGACAGGATGCCACTGTGTAGTATGTGAGGCCAGAGGGCACTACGAGCCCGAGGAATTACAGTGCAAAATCTGTCATCATGTTCCGCATATTTGTGAGGCCGTACCAGTCTCGCACCCGTCCGGTAAAACGTTCCTTGGCAGTGACGGAACAGTGTATTGCGATGAGTGCTGCAACGGAGATCGCTGCGATGATCCAACGCACCGCGACCGGAAGAATTGCCCATATTGCTTAGGCTCTGGAAAACCAGTCGTAACCGCCTCGCAGCCTGTCAGTGCCGCACCACTCGCAGCCTGTGATGACAGCGTAGATGAACCGAAGCGAGAGAGTGCTGAACCGAACAGGCGGAACTTTATCGTCGTGTGGAAAGATGGTTCGTGGAGGATGGAAAACGAGCTAGATGCCACCTATACGGCTAACGATCCAGATTGGCTAGTGACAATTCCACCCGCTCCGTTGGAGGCCGTACCCGTCTCACAGCCAGAAGGCGTATCTGACGCCAACGCAGATATTAGCGATTACCTTTGTGCAGGTCACGCCCAAATCTGGTACACAGAACGAAACCTGCTTACGAAAGGAAAGTGCTGGTTGTGCGATGGCGACAAATCGAACCTGCACCCGGAAGGCGGATGCGCTCACCTTTCGGCGAGAGAGTTTGTAGATAAATGGGGGCCGTGGGAAGCTGGTGATTCCACTGAAGTTGCAGAGATTGCGGAAGCCTACGCTGCTCACTGTAGCCGCAGCGGGCCAAGCGCAGAGGATGTGGCGAATCTGGTAGAGGCGGCTTTTGCTGTGGAGAAACTTCAGCTTGATGACGTACCGATAGAAGTAGAATGCGCCGCACAGGAAGCGCTGAGTGCGGCCCTTGCACCATGGAGGAAGAAATGAAGAAGCTATTGCTTTGCGTTGTACTGGCAATTTCTACGTGTGGATATGGACAGACCGTGTATGGACAGACCCCGAATAATGATCTTTTTGTAGTCAGCACCACAAACATGAGCCAAATCACCATCCACAATCAAGGCCCGAAGCTAATTGAGATACGGGATGAAAAGGGGGATGTGACGCTCACGGTAATGAGCGATGGATCGGTGGTTGGCAAGGATCTGTCAAAGATTGATGATTCGGCAAAGTTGTTCTGGCAGTTGATGGCAAAGTACCTGCCTGAGTTTTGCCGGTCCAATGTGCCAAATGTTGATGGGAAGGAGCCGAAATGAGCGACGAAAAGCACATCTCGGAGATAGCCGAGACTATTGAGAGCGAGCTATGAGCACTGAACCAGAGAGAGCCGTACCCGCGCATGGTTCCGACGCTTGCGAATGCGGCGATTTCCGCTGTGAGCACGCTGCTGACGGGAGAGGCCGGTCATGAGACATCTGACACTGGACAGAACCATGGAGATACTTACTCGCTATCCCCACACGGGATTAGTGTTTGACGATGATTATAAAGTGGTCGGATTTTCGTGGAATTTGTACGCTATCGTGATTGATCTGGAGGGTAAGACCAGAGAAGATTGGATTGCCAAGTTTGCTGAGTATAACAAGGGCAACGGTAGAGGGTAGGGGGTAGAGGGTAGAGGGCATAGTGACTGATTCCGATATATTCAGGCTAGTTGTCATTATCGTGGCCACTGAGTTAATAGCGATAGCGGCAATATGGGTGGTAGTGACGGCTTTCAATCACACTGAGAGATAGAGGGGGAGAGTGATGGTAACGAATATGAATGTGAGTAGTGTGGATGCAGGTGGATAGATGATCATCACCCCCCTAGATGTCGATTACATTAGCATGGTTCGCGGACCTGAGCCCGATGACGGCCTTCCACGCTCCCACGATCATCGTCCACATCTCACTGACATTATTCGCGACCTTGCCGCTGCTATCGGCAAGAGTAAGGGTAACGGCTCTATCTCGGAGGAGGATTTGAATGCCTATGCTGCCGGCGGCTGGACATTTGAATATTTATGGGATATGGCATTCAACAAAGCTCTACAGGACGGCTCCATTGTACAGCCTGGAGAATACGAACTGAATGGCATTGTGGGAACGCCTGACCGGATTAGGGTCGAGGACGATGGCGAGCTAACAGTCATAGAGATCAAGGTGCGCTGGATGAGCGCCTACAAATTTGATCAGCTTGAGACATATTTCTGGCAGGAAACAATGCAAGTAAAGAGCTACTGTGCCCTCGTCGGTACTACTCATGCGGAGCTTATCTGCTTCTTTATTTGTGGTAATTGGCATCCTCCTACACCGATAGCCAAGGGGGTAAAATTGGAGTTTACGGAGAGGGAGATTCAGGAAAATTGGGACTGTATAGTGAATCATGGTAAACGTATGGGAGTGCTATGACCTCGCCAAGGTTTCGTACTATCTTACTCACTCAGGGTAAAACGACTCGGGTGGATGCTGTCGAATACCCCGAGCTGTCTATGCATAAATGGTATGCCATAAAATGCTCTGGGCATTTCTGTGCCGCACGCAGCATCCCGTGGCCCGAAGGCCCACGACGGCAGAGGATACTTTTTATGCACCGTGCCTTGCTCAGGGTGGATGATCCGTGTATTGATGTGGATCATAAGGATGGTGATGGCCTCAACAATCGTCGGCGTAATCTGCGTATTTCAGATGAGAATGGAAATAATCAAAATCGCGGCCCGAGTTGCAATAATAAGAGCGGCTACAAAGGGGTTTGCAAGTCGGGCAAGAACCCTAAAAAGTATCAAGCTGTCGTGGACTATCTAGGAAAGAAGATTTGGCTGGGATACTTTGACGACCCTAAGAAGGCCGCTTACGCCTATGACGATAAAATTCGAGAATTGCATGGAGAATTTGCGTGGTTCAATTTTCCTGCCCGTCAACGCCGCAAGAAAGGTTTAGCGAAATGAGAAATAAACGTAAACTAGCCTGCCGCAACCCCGAGAACGTAGATGTCTATGCCGTTCGCACCGGCCCCGACACTGGTGAGTTGATCTACATGCAGAATATGATTATGGAGATGGAGTTGGGCAGGAAATTGAGAAGTGATGAGAGGGTAGCGTTTAGAAATGGAAATACTCTGGATTGCAGACGGGAGAATCTGTATATCGAGACTGCACCGCGACAGTTGAAATAGTTTGAGATTACTGTTGACACCGGGTTGTAAATGGTATCTAACAGTAGAGGGTAGAGGGGGGACTAGTGATGAGGGTACAGAAACCGCCCAAGGATATTCACAAATACATCTCACCATTCACAGCCGGAGCTAGGTTGATAAGTCTGGCTCTGGATAGAGTGTTATGTTGCCGCCCTCATGTTAGGGTTAAATGGGAACTCAAACTCAGCTACTATTACGCGCCCGATTATAAAGATCATCCCAAGGCTTTAGTGAGGGCGCAGAGTGTTACGTTTTCATCGGGGCCAGAAGAGACTGAAGAGGGAGAATAATCGCAATGCGGATAATAGAGATGTGGGCAGAGAACTTTAAGAAGCTCAAGGTTATCCAGATCAGGCCGACTGAGAATCTGATTCAGATTACAGGCAGAAACGGCAGTGGAAAGTCGAGCTGCCTCGATGCAATCATGGCGGCATTGGCGGGTACAGGCTCAGTCCCGTCACATCCAGTCCGGCAAGGGCAGGGCAAAGGTCACGTCACATTGGACCTAGGCGATATAACTGTTACCCGTAAATTTACTGAGGGTGGCAATAGTAGTCTGACGGTCGAGGCAAAGAATGGCTCTCGCTACCCATCCCCACAGACGATGCTCGATGAACTACTCGGGAAATTAACCTTTGACCCCTTGGCATTTACTAGAATGGACGCCAAATCCCAGCTAAATACCTTGCGCGGTATGGTTGATTTGGGCGGTATAGACATTGACGCCCTCGACGCCGCCAATAAGGTTGATTATGACCGGCGCACATTAGTCAATCGCCAAGCCAAAGCTGTAGCCGCACAGAGAGACGCAATACAGGTAATAGGAGGACTACCGAGCGAGCCGATTGACATATCCGAGCTGATCGCCCAGCTACAGTCGGTGTCCAAGCATAACTCAGCAATCGAAAAGTCAGCCTACGCACGGTCAAATACTGCCGACTCCATAGCTAGTTGCCGGAAACTCGCCGACAGCAAGCGGGATATGGCGATGACTCTGATGGAGGAAGCTGACACGCTCGAACGACAAGCCAATGAGTATCAGGCTGAATTGATAGCAATGCCTGAGCCTGATGAGCTATTGGATGCCGATGATTTAGCGTTACAAATTGAACAGGCTAGAGAGACTAACAAACAACTCGATGTCCTGAATCGCCGTAATAGTCTGAGTATAGAATGGGCACAGTTAGAGAATGACAGCAATAGTCTTACACAGTCCATAGCGGATCGTGAACAATCTAAAACTGACGCCATATCTAACGCTATTATGCCTCTGGACGGACTATCGTTTGGCGATGGCGAGGTCATCTACAATGGTCTGCCACTGGATCAGGCTAGTGACGCCGAGCGGCTCAGAGTGAGTGTGGCGATAGCGATGGCCGGTAATAGTCAACTCAGAGTAATGAGGATCAAGGACGGTAGCCTGTTGGATGATGATAGTTTGCAGTTGATATCCGACATGGCCGACGACAATGACTGGCAGATATGGCTGGAGAAGGTCAGTACGGACGGGAACTGTGGCGTAGTCATGGAAAACGGCGAGGTAGTGCGAGGTAGTGGCAGTCAACAGTTAGAGTATAGAGAGGGAGATTAGCAATGTTGGGATTCGATTTAGAAGGCTATAAATGCGGCCACTCGTATGAGCAATCCAATGGGCTAGGCGTCCGAATATTCGTCAAACTAGACAGAGAGTTGACGGACGAAGACAGATACGCTTTACGCACAGCCTCTGACGCTATTGTAGACGCGATTGAGCGGGAGACGATCAGATTGGACCTAGGATGGACAGTACGGGCGGCACAGGAGAGGCTGCAGATTATAGCTCTATTCCAACAGCCCGTATTTGTTGAGGAAATTTCCAATGGCTATTGTAACGGCCCGTGCTGTTCAAGGAAGCCGTGGTTTATCATCACTACCCCTACCAAGGGTAGAATTAAGATTGGGTGGCGAAAGAGTGTAATTAGTATTGACTGGTCAGATTCGGTAATTAATGAGACAGCGGATGAGATATTTCCGGCAGAGGACACGACCAAGGATGGGCGTCTGATTCATGCTTGGGGATATGAGAAGGCCGCTGAATATATAAGGTTGCTGATGATGTCGGCAGATGCAAGAGTGCTGCCGAGAGAAGGGGGAAACTAGCAATGTTCAGACATCGATTTCGACCGTTAAGATCCAAAGCGTCCAATATATCCGCCGCCAAACGTGCCAAGCGTGCAGGGTATATGCAGAGGATAGCGTCTAAATATAAGCCATTGACATTGACCAGTCGTCAACAGGATGCAGTAGACAAATTCATTTCCAATCATCACGTCAACTCGCATCGGGTGGCGGTAGTATTGGGGCTGACGCATTCGGCTGTCGATGAATATTTGAAGGGGAAATAGAAATGGCAAAGGAAAGAGTAGTGTCTGAGCGACTAGAAGTAGCACTACTTGGCAGCGGCTATGCGGCTATCCACATGGTAGTGGTAGAGGACGGCAAGGGCGGCAGCTATCCCGACGTGCAGCAGACCGGTATCGGAAGATATGCTACCAGAGAGGAAGCCGAGTGGGAGGCTTGGGGCTGGCATCTGAGCGACAAGATTCCCATCGATCCTGGTATTGCGGCTAAGTATGAAGGAGGGGACAAATAATTATGGCGCTCAATAATTCCCAAACATTTCCATTGACAACGGTTACATTCGACTATAGAGTGTAACCGTTATGTCAAATCGCATCAAATCGAAGTCCTCCCCCTCTGCCCCTAAGCCTTTCGTCCGTACTATTCGGTTCCCCTCCCGCAAGGAAGCTCTACTAATCCAACGGGCGGCTGACTATTGTGGATTGAGTTTCAATCGGTTTGTGGCTAATAGTGCCATCTCGTGGGCGGACACTAAGCTGAAACAGGCTGAGAAAGAGGGGAGGTAACTGGCAAATGGCCCGCCCTAAGCACAATTTTGCCCCAGCCGTCAGAGGGAGAACATGGGACAAAAAAGTGCTTCGCAAAGAGCTTTTAATTCACCGCAAAGTGACACCTGCGGGATGCTGGGAGTGGATGGGGGCGCATCACGGGTTTGGTTACGGGATGCTTGACGTAGATGGCCGAATACATAACGTGTGTACGATATCTCTCTGGGTATTTAAGAATGATGATGGCCCTAAGTTGAGTGCCGATGGAACAGGAATGCACTCGGAAAAGATCATGGCTCTACATAAGTGTGATAACCCTGCTTGTTTTCGGCCTGCTCATCTGTACTCGGGAACGCAAAAAGAAAATATTCATGACGCTGTAAGCAGACGGCGGCAGAGAAACTCACGGAAAGATTTCTGTAAGAACGGCCACCCGTTCGACGAGGAAAACACTTACTGGAGAATCAATTCTGGAGGTAATCCGTGCCGAAGATGCCGAGCGTGCCATCGAGAATATACGCTCAAGTATAACCGTAGTCATTACTTTAGGGACTACTACAGAAATCTGGAGAAAAAGCGTGGCACTTAATTTACGACCGACTACCACTGTATCCGACGACAATACATCCACTACCGCCTCCGCGCCTGTCATTCGGCGACCGGCTGCAAGTAGTGGTAATGGCCATAAACCCTCTAACGCCAACACGTCATTTGTCGAAGCCAAGGTATCCACCCGTACCCCGAGACTGGTAGTAGAGGCATCGGGAATTTTCAAATCCGGGAAGTCACATTTCGGATTCACTGCCCCCGCCCCAATCTACCAACATTCATTTGACATTGGCAATGAAGGTGTGATTGACAAATTCCTTCTCAAAAAGAAGATATACGTTGCCGAGTATGAATTAACCGTACAGCCCGGTGAGGCATCGGATCAGGAGGTGGCGGACGCAGCATCGGTAGTCTGGGACGCGTTTGTGGCTAATTTCCGTGACGGGTTGGCGAGTTGCGGCAATGGCACATCTATCGTCGATACATCGACTGAAATGTGGGAGCTACTCAGGTTGTGCAGGCTGGGGAAATTGTTGCAAGTCCCGGCGATATTCTATGCCCGGATCAATAAAGAGATGCGGACTTTACTCCGCGAGGTATACAACCATAATGGTAATACCATTTTCTTGTCCCAATCGAAGCCGGTATGGGAGTCTTATAAAGGGACTGACGGCAAAGACAAGAGCAGAAAAACTGGAGAGTACGAGAGGACGGGATTCAATGAGCTTCCCAGCCAAGTACAGGTCGTGTCTACTTGTGAGCGGGTAGATAAAGACGGTGGAGGTAGTGATTTTCAGATGACTATCAATGACTGCCGCTCCCAACCCGATATCAATGGGTTGGTCATTGAGAATGACTTTGAAGCGTTGATGAGTCTGGTGTTTGCCAATCAGTAGAGGGAGATGAGTAATGAGCGATTACTTACAATTTCGAGGAAAGTGCAAAGAATTATCAGAATCCATGGTTCTATCTAATCCTTCATTGCGAATTGTTCGCGGGTTTTATGTGTGTCCAATGTGGGGAAAGCAGCCCCACTGGTGGTGTATATCTCCTGATGGAACTATCGTTGACCCGTCTGTGAGGCAGTTTCCTACTGCCGGGGTTGGTGCTGAATATGTTGAATTCGACGGTTGTATCGAGTGCGAATACTGCCATAAGTCAGTGCCCGAGAAGAATGCATACAGTGTTGAGCATCACGTTTATTGCTCTGGTGAATGCTGTGGACACGATGTTGGATTTTAGCTCGGAAGATGAGGAGCAATGAGCAATGAGTAAAATACCAATCGAATGCGCTCAGTGTGGAATAGTGTGTGGGTCATACTACGAGGCTAAACTATCCGGCCCTCCCGAGGATTGTTCACCGGCTGAATATGGTGATGTGCCCGAGATTATTGATGATGACGGGAATGAATTCTGTAGTCGAGAGTGTGCAGATGAATATCACGGGGTAGATGACGAGAATATAGAGGACGACGGCGATGAGGGAGAGGAGGGGATAACAGCATGAAACCAGTTTCTAACTTTGAACCGTTGCCTCATACGATGGCCGTCAAGATAGCTCAGTCTGGTTGGCCAGTTATTGACGCTATCGACGAAGCGTTTGGAGCTGCTACCGTGGATAAATCGTGTAAAGCGGTCTGGACGACAACAGGGAAGCGTGTAGAAGTGTCGATGATAAGTGGTGGCGGTTTAATCGTTAGTCAGAGTAAGGATGTTGACCCAATTTACACAGAACGAAAGATGAGAATATAGAGGGGAGGATAACTGAGATGAGTGAGCCTTGGGATGGTGGATTTGTCGGCGATGAAGTATGCGGGGACTGCGGGTATCCGTTGGATGAATGTACATGTGATGAAGATGAAGATGAAGATGAAGATGAGTTAGAGGGGGAGTAGTTGCCGTGTGCATCCAGATTGATGACCGTGCCTCTCATAATTACTGTTGACATCACTTTCCTTTAGTGTACACTGTAATCCATGAAAATCTCGATGACGCAATCTGAGTGCAAGCGTTGTGGGTATAAGTGGGTGCCGCGTATAGTTCACAGGGATAAAAGGGGGGTCTGGGTATCGAGCAGACCCCTTCGCTGCGCTAAATGTAAATCGCCTTACTGGGATACAGCTCCGAAGCTAAAGGCGGACGAATGAACGGAATAAAGCCTTTGAGCAGGGAGACTTGCGGGACTATAAGACATCCCATGTCAAAGTCTCATTTGAGGGAATTTATTAGGAGCCGAAGAGTAGTAGATACTGAGACAGGTTGCTGGATGTGGACGGGAGGACTAAACAACAGTGGTTATGGGCTTATCATGGTGGACAGTAAACATTATTCTATTACGAAGATCGTACTATGGGCCTTTAAAGGCATGGAAGAGGCAATTACAAATACCAAGAAACATGCTTGTCACCATTGTGATACTCCCGGCTGTGTCAGACCGTACCACCTTTTCTTGGGCTCTGCTCGGGACAATATGGCAGACAGAGAAAGGAAGAAACGAGGTAACGAGTCCCGAAAGACCCATTGCAAGAACGGTCATCCTCTCAGCGGGACTAATTTAAGAATCCCAAAAACTGGAAAGTGTAAGCGCCGTTGCCGAATATGTGCGGCGGCCACTCTGAAGCGCTGTAAGGTAAAGCGGGCAGCAAGGGAGAAATCTCTTTGATTTCTGTGGATAACAGGGCCGGTTCCGAGAAACTTTTTCCCTTATTGAAAGGGCTAGGTGTTGAGGTAGAGCTGACTAGACTTAGCTTCGGGGATGTAGCGTGGTTAGGGCATGGTCAAGACGGACTCCCGGTAAATGTAGGCGTTGAGTGCAAGTCTCTGGATGATATTCTTGCCTGCATAATCGGCGGTAGATACGCTGGCCATCAGTTGCCGGGGATGTTGAAATGCTACGACCACTTGTACCTGTTGATCGAGGGTGAGTGGAGATGTCGAGCCGCTGACGGGGTATTAGAGCAGCGTAAACAGGGACGCGGCGGGGGGTGGTATTGGGCAGAGAGTGGTGGTGGTCAGCGCCAGTGGATGTGGCGGGATGTCGAGTCATGGTTAATGTCGATAGCCATACTAGCATCGGTCAGAATAGTCAAAGCTAACACCTACGAGGATGTGGCACGTTGGCTGAAAGTGGCTTACGGTTGGTACCAGAAAGAGGATCATAAGTCGGTAGGGGTGTTGTATGGGGGCAAGAAGCTGTTCGTGGACAAGGCGTTACTGATTAAGCCCTCATTGGTCAGAATGGTAGCGAAAGAGTTGCCGGGAATACGTGACATTAGATCGGAAGCGGTAGCGGCGAGATTTAGTTCCGTGGAGTCCATGGTAAATGCTAGCGAGCAGGAGTGGGCGAGTATAGACGGTATAGGCCGTGGGATAGCTAAGACTGTATACAAGGCTATCCACAATAGTAATAACGGGAATGGGAATGGAGGCAAACACCGATGACTACAGCCAAAGTTGAGCGTAAGGCGGGCTGGAACTGGATTCACAACTCTCGTAAATGGCATTACTTCGGCACGAACGGGATAGCGGCTTGTGGAGGTTACGCAATATTGGGATCGAATGCCGATGCAATAACTGGCGGCGATGATAGTCCTGACAATTGCAAGAAGTGTATGAAGGCGAGGAGGCAGGTTAAGTGTTGATCAGAAAGATAGAGATTGATTTCGCTATCCAAGTCGATGTCACTGACTCGGAAATGCAGCAATTAAATGTCATGATCCAGACTATTGCTAAACGTAATCAGCCAACCGGCTATGTTCACTGGTGTGCAGGGTGCGGGAGCAAGCCACAATGGTCGAAGACTGACGGCAGGGCATTAGGGATAGAGGTTAGTGAGGATGCGCCTGAGAGTGGTGAGCCTACATTTGATTATGATGTGTTGTATTTTGTGACGTTCTGCAGAGAAAAATATGAGGGCGAATAGCGATGATTTTGGCTATCACTGGCGATCCCCTGACCACGAATATGTGGCTAATATTTCAGCGCATCCACTATTGGCATACCGAAGTCGATCCCATTACCCTGATTATTTGCGATAGTAACGGCAATAGTAAGCCGTTCGGGGCTGCGGAAAGAGGTGGTAGGGCGGCGATAGAGTTGGGGATTGACTGTGTCATGTGCGATGGATTGCCGGTTGGTCAAGTAGACTTACTGATGGTATTTCATGAGAGGGTGAAGTCGGATATCAGGGTGATGGATATAGTCAGGGAAGCTGTGAATAGAGGGGTATTGGTGGAGTTGGCGACTAGAGATAAAGTGACATTTCCGTATGAGGGGGAATAGTCAATGCCTAAAGGTAGTGGATTTCATCGCGCTTCCCCGTTTGCAACTAAATCGTTCAAGCGTGTGCCCGGTGAAGGCCCGATTCCGTCGCAAATTTGTCTGATTGGAGAGAAGCCGGGCAGAGATGAAGCTCGTCGTGGAATTCCATTCTGCGGGATTTCCGGCACCTACCTCAACCAGTTCCTTACTATAGCCAATGTCCCTCGCGACACTATATTTGTGACTAATTGTGTGTTTGAGTTCACCGACTATACCAAACCAACTAGTGAGGAGTTAGAGCGTGACCTCCCAGACCTGATTCAAGAGGTATTGGCGTGCGACCCCCTGATTATAGGGCTGGTAGGGACGTGGGCAATAGAATGGGTGCTGAGAGAGGGCAAGGTCGATTTAGGTAAGTGTCATGGAGTGCCTAAGTTGGTGACTGAATTGTTTGGTGGGGAGGTTACTTATAGCTCGTTGACTAGCTCGCGGGCGGGTGCGAAAGGGGATAGAGGCGGGTGGCTTATACTTCCAATGTTACACCCCGCTAATTGCGTGTACAGTCCGGATCAGATGCCGATGATATTAGATGATTGCTTACAGCTAGGCAGGTTGAATGACGGAGAAATAGATGTGGTTGTGGATGAGTGGGCGGGAAAGGAAGATTATCGGATAGTCAACGCAAATGATCTTGATGAACTATTGCCTTGGTAGTATTATAGAGGACGCTGCAACACAAAAGGTTCTGGAGGAACCGATCATGTCAGACCTGAACGAACAGGCTGCAACGCCCTCACCTGACGATTCTAGCACCGATTCCATTCCCTATGGCTACTGTCATTGTGGTTGTGGCCAAAAAACAAAAATATCACCCGCTAACGATCACTGGCACGGTTGGGTTAAGGGTGTCCCCCGTAAATTCGCAAGGCGGCATCACGACAGGCGCTCTAAAGTTCCCTTTGAAATACGTTTTTGGCGTAAGGTCGAGAAATCTTCCAAGAAAAATGGGTGCTGGCTTTGGATGGGATCGAGGTATAACCCACCTTGGGACTACGGACTTCTCAAAATCGACAATAAAACCAAGAAAGCTCACAGAGTTGCCTACGAATTAAGCCACGGTTCTATCTCCGACGATTTAGATGTGTGCCATACGTGCGACAATCCTCCTTGTGTTCGGCCCGATCATTTGTTTGCTGGAAGTGGCTTGGAAAATATACAAGACCGTAACCGCAAGGGGAGGCAGGCAAAGGGGGAAAAGATACACACTGCCAAGCTGACGGAGAATGATGTGCTTGAGATACGCTCTCTTCGCGGAAAGGGAATGACGTATGTAGAGCTGAGTGAATCCTTTGGCGTGGGAGTGGACTATATGGGCGCTCTGTGCCGTGGAAAGTATTGGAGACATCTGCTATGACTCTAATTATCGGTTGTGATACGGAAGGTTCTACAGACCGTCCCTTTTCACTACAATTCTCTCTGGCTTCGGGTAGCGGGTACGTGATCCGTGCCGACGATGCAGAGGCCGTTGCTAAGTTTCGCAATTGGCTGAAGTCGTCGAGCGTGACCGTAAGCCTTCATTTTGCTCTACACGATATGGCCGTGCTGGAGGCGATAGGGATAGAGATTGAGGATGACAAGCTGCTCGATACGATGATTTTGGCATATAACCTTTGCGTCGAGCCGCAGTCCCTAAAGGCTTTAGCGCTGAGGCTTGCCGGTAAGGAAATGAGTGAGTATAGCGATATCATGGGGGACACTCAATACTCTCTGGCATTGGACTATCTCTGTAGGGTGGCGGGGGCTGAGGATGCACCACTAGTTGAGTTACTGCCTGCACCTGTCAAGACTCCCCGTAAAACTAAGAAGAATCCCAATCCCATAGCGATAGTGCCTGAGCCTGTATTTGTACGAGCGTGGCCCGACCCTGATCCTATCATTGAACAGAACGGCAATGGGGTTCATATCCGTAAGGCACAGGGCGTAACCAAGTTAGTTAATAGAATCCTGTCCGATATAGCTAGTGGCAAGACGTTAAAGGGCGGGGAGGCTACCGATCCAAGAGACAGGTGGAACAAGCTGGACAACCGTGCCAAAGCCCCTGTGGTAGCCGCCATTGGCGATATACCAGAGCCCGCCCTCGACGATATTCCGTTAGAGAAAACTATTGCCTATGCCGGGGCTGACAGCGATGCCCAATTGCGAATTACCCCCATATTGCTTGCCAAAGTCAAAGCTATGGGATTGGAAGAATGCTCGAAAATGGATCATGATTGCCTGCCCGTTCTCTATCGTATGAAAAAGGTCGGAATACAGCTTGCGCCTTTAATGTTCTGGGACGAGATCGAAAGGGATTGTCAGGCGCAAATGAGTAAGGCTCAGTATAAAATATTTCAGGCTACGGGCAGGGAGATTAACCCTAACAGCGGGGATCAGGTAGCCGACTTATTGTACGGCCCAAAGGATAAGGGAGGATTGGGACTGGTGCCGCCGATGTGGACTGAGGGGGGAGAGAGCGGTGAGGATTCTAGGGGTAGCACGGGCGATAAGTGTTTGCAGGCGTTGCTAGCCGAGTCCCCGATAGTTGAGTTTGTTGCGGATTACAGAGAGGCTGCGAAAGTGCTAGGAACCTATGTTGTACCGCTGCGAGAGGCATCACAGGCGGGAGACGGAAGGGTTCGATGCCAGATCAAATACACCAGAACGGCAACGGGGAGGTTTTCTGCGGTTAATCCAAATTTACTTGCGATCCCGGTAAGGTCGAAATTGGGAGAGAGGTGTAGATACGGATTTGTAGCCCCCGAGGGGAAGGTATTGTATGACTCGGATTTAGTACAAATCGAAATGAAGCTGGCCGCTCACGAATCCCGCGACGAAACGATGATGAAAGTGTACAGGAATGGTGGCGATGTACATACTACGATGGCGGCGAGAGCGTTCTCGGTGCCATATGATCAGGTCGAAAAGCATCAAAGACAGGCTGGAAAGATTTGTGGATTTGGCATACTCAATGGTATGACAGCTAAAGGACTTGTCAATCAACTTGTACTTTATCACGCGGCCAAAGAAGACGGAAGCAAGTGGTCTGAGGATGATTGCGAGATGCTGATTAAGGAATGGTTTGCTACGTACCCTGGGATTCGTAGATTCCAGCAGGATTGTGTGAGAGAGGCGCAGCAGACAGGAATAGCGAGAGAGAGTATAGCTGGACGAATTCGCTACCTCCCGCAAGTGTGGTCTCCTAATCGGCAGGTTAGAGAAGAGGCTGAGAGGATTAGTTATTCGCATAGAATTCAGTCTGGAGCGAATGCGATATTGAGGCGAGCGATGAAGGCTAGTTGGGATGTGCTGAAGAATGAAAAGGGTGTAGAGATGCTTTTAGTCATACACGATGAAAAACTTTTTGAACTACCCGATAACGAGGACATGAGAACACTAGTGGAGACGGCTGTGAATTGGGCATTTACAGCTACGACTAAACTGAGAGTGCCTATCACCGCCGAGGGTAACTTTGGGCCAGATTGGGGCTCAGCGCATTGATTGAGACTAGTGATAGTGTTGATGAGCCTATAATTACTATTGTGTCTATGCCCATGCCCATGCCCCTGTACGTGAAATTTGACGGCCATATACCCCCATCTATAGCTGATCAGATTCGATGGGCATATAGAGTAGTGCTGGTCAATAATCTGAGGGTATTGGAGAGGATAGAGACTGCAGGAGGGGGGTTGATGATGTTATTTGACGTTGACAGTGTATCGGGGATGACAGATGTAGAGGTAGAGGAGAGACTGAAGGAGTTGGGGATCGGGCCTAAAAAGGTAATAGGCAAGAAAGCTAAATGGAGAGGATAAGAGAGATGAGGAGGGGGGGGATTACGGTGAAATCAACTATCGCGGTTGTCTCGATTGTAGTGGCGGTGGCTGTCAGTTTCGGGGTTCACGAGCGTAGCCAAATTCGGTATTTCACTTCCGGTGCCCTGCCAAGTGTAGCCGTTGACCCATACGCGGAGGCCGCTAAGGTGTGGGAAAGTGACTACGTCAAAGCTCGGCAAGTGTTATATGACGAAGCTATTTGTGTAAAGAACCACAAGGGGGTGAGAGACCCCTGCCTAGTCTATGGACGGAAGTATGACACCTTGTTTATCCATCTGAATAGCAACTACCCGTATCCGACTGAGGGTAAAAATTGGGGGGATAGAGAGACTAGAATGGAGAACTTGGCATTATGTAATTTCAACATTGCCGATTCTATATATTTCTACGGATTTAATCCCCCGATTGGAGATAATCCGGCAGTAGAGATTGACAATTGCTTGAAGTATGGACACCGATAGTAATAGTCTGACATGCCCAAGGTATCGACATCTGCCCGCGATAGTCGTACAGGTAGGTATAAGAGGCTGTGGCATTTGTCTACTAAGGGGTATCCGAGGTTTCACGCGGGGCCGTATCGGAACAAATATGTGCATATCGTAAAGATGGAGTTGCAGTACCTCGGTAGAAAGTTGTTGAAGGCAGAAGATGTCAACCACATTGGGAGCAAATTAGACTGGTCGAGGAAGAATTTACAGGTATTGGATCACAGTGTACATGGGTTCTGGTCTAATCGAGCCAAGTGGTTTGTGACTAACGTGGTGGAACCGGCGAGAAGGCGTGAATGGAATGATTATTTCTCGAACGGGGTAGTAGAGGTGGTGGATGAGGGGCTCGGGTGGGGGGAGGATATAGGGGGTGTGGGAGATGGGGAAGGGGATGTGACATTTCCATGACTATAGCCATTATCTACATTTATATTCACAAATAGTTATTTTTTTCCTTGACAATAGTCATACTCAGGGCAATAATCCGTGACATGAACGATCCCGATAACAATTCGATTCCGTCTGGACAGTCTGGAATAGTCGCGGAGGGGTCTGAGACGGCCATAGACAGCGTGGATGACATTACCCCCTCCCCGACCCCCGCCGACGCTATAGACCTGTCTCCATTCCCTGTCTCGACCCGTCCCACAGTCGTCAGGACAGCGACAGTGAGGACTATGGGGGCTAGAGGGTGTAAAAGTTATAGCCTCGTGATGACGATCCCCAAAGCTGTTACTGACGTTTGTGGACTTCGAGAGGGCGACACATTGCTAGTGGAATCCTGGGCCAACGGGGTGATCCGCATGACGCTTGCGGGTGAAGAATTATGATGTCAGCCAAGAGTGACTATTGTGAGATATGGGCTAATCTCGGTGGCTTACCCACGACCATCGAGCAAGACATGGCGTGCATATTCTTGGAATCTAAGGGGTTGAGATTCTGTATCGACTACGGCTACCAGAACGCAATAGGCATAGCTCAACAGTATCCTGAGTGGACGGGGCGGGGAAGGGGAGGGTGCAACTAGTATGGCTCTGGTCAAGTTTGCTTTCATTTGCGATCTCTGCGGCGTGCGAGGGCAAGAGTATGAGTCATACCCGCACTGTATAAAATGTCACAGTGACGTGTGCCCGGAGTGTTTTGTAGAGGGTAGTTATGATGAGGAGTCAATGACTGCGATTTGTGAGGTGTGTGGCGGGTCGCCAGTGACAGACAAGGCTATGGTGAAGGGAGATGAGATAGAGAGGGGGCGGGGCAAATGATTGACGACAATTTCTCGCACGACTACAAAACTGACAGCCCGCCGATAGTTGAACCGAGAGTGGCGATACTGGTAGCAGGAGGCAGTGAAAAGCTGTTGACTGCGATGCGTCAGATAGCCAAGGACACGGGCACAGAAGTTGTAGTAGACGTGCCGATGCCGATGCCTATGGATGCGGGTGTGTGTAGATGGAAAGATCGGCAGCGGGGGCTGGTGAAAGAGCTTGAGGAGAGCCGGAAGTATACAGTGCACGCTCACGATCCCGATGCCAAGGGTAAGGTAGCTCCTGTGCTGACAACTCTAGCGGTCAAATTCCCGCTATTATCCCGCCGCCAACGCCGAGCTATACAACGAGAGATCAGCAAGGCAGCGAATAAACAATCACGTAACTAAACCGTTACTATCGAGAGGGAAGGTATAACTATTATGACACTATCAGAACAAGCCAAATTAGCCGCTGAATATCAGCAGTCCGCTAATAGTGCGGTAACTGATTGGGCGACAGTACCAGAACTGACCGACTACGGCTATACTCTGCCCCAGACATCTGTCTCGGCCCCCGCCAAGGTACTGTATTTCGATCAACTGGTAGAGGAATATGGACGCTTGAAATCCGAGATTGAGTTCAGAGAGTCTAAACAGTCGGAATTGAAAGACGCCATAACCGCTGCCATACTCATGTCGGGCAAGGCAAAGGTGTCGTGCGCCGGGTACAAGTTGGGCATGGTCGAGAAAAAGGGCTCGAAGAAAATCCTGCCCGAACTACTCATCTCACAGGGCGTGACGCCCGACCAAATAGCCAAGGCTACGGTCATTGGGAGCCCGAGCACTTACCTTGACATTCGAAAGGGTAAGGAAGACAGATAGAGTAGTAGAATAGCGGGGCAGGTGTACAGGAGGATACTAATATGCGTAAATCACGTCACAGTCGCCACCGCCCCGCTATCAAATCCCGCGCCGCCAAGTCCCGCATATCCGACAAAATAGCCGTACTCAGACGCGAGGGTAAGAGTGGTAGTCAGGCGGCGGGGATGGCTTATAGTATGGAGAGGTCGAAAAGGTTGCGTAAGGGCGGCAAATATATTCACAAACGCAAATCCACATCCAGATAAAGGAGTATCAACTGTAATGGTAGCCCACAAATACGTTAATCCACTCGACCCTCCGTACAAGCCCGAACCTACACCATCCCCTGCCACTGACGGCAAATTCAATATCGAGTATATTGAGGTGACGAAAGAAGTGATACCCCCCCACAAACCGGACACAAGAACAGTTGTGGTTGAAGAGGTGTCTGAGCCTCAAGCGCCCGTCAATGCATCCACATCTACATCTACATCCATCCCTACCGACTCCGACATTGAGGCTCTCGGTGAACTTATAAACGCCCTCACTCCAGATGAGTTAGCTAAACTCCGAATTATCGCTAAACAGGTAGCGCCGGAGATAGCCGAGGCTGTGGGGATTGATAGTAATATCCGGAAATTAGCCAACGGGATGATTGAGGCCAAAATTATACTGTCGCCCGATGTGATTGAGATGCTTATTCCGTGGTCGGAGTCAGCTCAGAAGAGTCTCGGTGAAACCATTCAGGACGTGGCAGAGATGGCAATCACCAGCTTGCTGAGTACCGATTGGGGAGCTATAGTCCCGCAGGCTGTAGCACCTCCTGCAGTGAAGGTCTAGAGGGTCTAATGCCGCGCCTCCATTACACGTTTCATGGGCATTCCCCCGCGAAGGGGCGATCCCCGACCTATACAACGTGGGCTGATATACTTCAACGGTGTAATAACCCCAAGAACGCCAAGTTTTATATGTATGGCGGGGTAGGAATTACGGTCTGTGAGCGCTGGCGCAGTTTTGCCAAATTTTTAGCAGATATGGGGGAGCGGCCCCGCGACAAAACCATAGACCGAATTGATGGTACAAAGGGGTATTACAAAGAGAACTGTAAGTGGTCAACTGACATAGAACAGCAGAGAAATATGAACGGTAGTTGAGCGACACAATCCCGCCGCTTTGCGGTGGGTTAGGAGCGGCTTTGACCTTGATTCTCTACGTACTTCTTGAGGACTTCGAGAGTTACACCACCTGTGGATGCGACAAAGTATCCAGAGTTCCACAGAGTGTGTTTGTGGTTGCCCCAACATTGGGCACCGTAGCGTTTGAGAAAGAACTTGGCTGAGATGTGCTTGAGTCTGCCAACTACGGACGACAGAGAAGCAGTTGGTGGGCATTCGATAAGCAAGTGGATGTGGTCGCTCTCCCCGTTCACTTCGATGAGCCTGTACTGGTAGTGAGAGCAGATGCGTGGGAACAGAGCAAGCAAATAGTTCAATCGAGAGGAGGTAAACACATGGCGGCGAAACTTGGTCACAAACACAACGTGGTAGATAAGCCTGTGGACACAGTGGCTACTTGTACTAAAGTCCGCATTCCCGATGCGTTTACTGCCGTACTCGATAGCCTTCTGGTTCGGGTTAGGAAGGATTGCTTGCCTCGTATGCTCCATTTGCGTGAGTGCTCCTCATCTAAGTATTACCCAGAGATTCCCTGCGTCATAGCGAAATCTCTCATCGCCAAGTACCAGCGTAACGAGAAACTGGTTACCGTTTCCAACGTTGTCCTGCCTATCTGCGGTGACAAGGGTAAGCAAATCAAACTGGAGAAAACAGGACTCAGGATTCCCGCATTGTTCAAGAAAGAGGTTCTTCCTGTTGTGTTCCCCAAGCCAGTCCACGGTTTTGTTCGCAGTATTGAGTTCTTCAAACGCAAAGGAGTGTGGCTGGCGTCAATCTGCTACAACACACCTGCTCATGAGTTGGTAGATGTGGAAGGGGTCATCGGAGTAGACCGCAATTCTGTAGGCAATGTTGCAGTCATGGCAGACCCTCAGAATGGTAAAGTGCTGCACCTTGGTTTCAATCCAGCGGCTACCAAGTACAACTGGAGACGCAGGAGAGCAAATCTCAAGAGCAAGGGTTTTCGTCGTACCCTTCGCCACTTGAGCCGTAAACAATCACGACGAACAACACACGAAAATCACATCGTGTCCAAGCAAATAGTTTCCTATGCCGTAAAACATCACCGCATGGTTGTCGTAGAGAACCTTGAGTCTGTTCGCAAGCCTAAGAGCAAAATCCGTGGCTATGTCGAAAAGTCTCAGTGGGCTTTCTACCAACTGCTGAGTTTCATTCAGTATAAGGCGGCTTTGCACGGCATTATCGTAGCGACAGTCAACCCTGCGTACACATCGCAGAACTGCTCTCGTTGCGGACAGCGGAACACTCCAAACGGCAAAAAGTATGTTTGTGAGTACTGCGGACACACCGACCATAGAGATGCCAACGCCGCTTTCAACATCGCCAAGCGTGGTGCGGAGAGCGTATCTATGAGCGGCACTCAGGACTCAGTGAGCCTGAGCGGGGCTGTTTTGGTGACGCCCTCTCTGGAGATACCTGCTTATGCGTAACAACCAAGCAAGGGTCGAAAGAATCCCAGCGTTCCACGCTGGGAGCATCAAATTGGCTATGGGACAGCTCGAAGAATTTGCCTATCACTGCGGCATTAGTGCAGAGTTCATGATATGAGAATAGGATATTTGTTGGTATCTGAAATGTCCGAGTATGGGCTGATAATAAATTGTATGTAGCTGCACAAGGGACAACACCCCACCGCAGCTAGTACAGAGGTGTCAGAATCCTGATCCATAAATATGTGAGCACAGTCATAAAAATGGCCACATCCAGCTACCCACAATCCGGTCGCTTCGCAGAAAAATTGGCCGGGCGGAATAGGGTTCTGAGGGGGATTGTAAATAGAGTTCTCTTCCTGCGGATAGACTGTCGTGAACGGCCCTCCGGGTTGAGTCCACTTTATGTAGTTGTAAGGGGACAGGTAGAGGGTGCCGAGATTGGCCTGACTCACCGACATGAAATTAGCATACCACCGATTTCACAATTGGACTACAATAGCAACTAGAGGGGGTATACACAGGGAATGTCCCGTCACGAGTACAACAAGCACGACCATCCGGAATACGAACCCGAGCCAGAGCATCCCGAACGTATTGAACACAGTGGCCATTCACCTAGCCATCATGACCATTCCGCCGAGATTGAGAAAACATTAGGCCATATCGAGCACACTCTCCGTCACCAGACTCGACTGCTCACCAGCATACTCTACACTCTCAAT